TAGCATTAAAGGTTCTTTTATAAGCACCTCTTACACTAGCATTAGCACCCTTTATTTGATATAAAAACTGTTCAAAATTCATTATGCTGGTAATCCTTCTGTTCCTTGCATCATACCCATTGTTTCAGGATTTTGTTGCATAGCCCCTGCTGCTTGAGCCATATCTTTCATTGAAGTAGCTTGTTGCTGCATTTGTTGAGCCTGTAATGCTTGTTGTTGCATTTGTTGCTCTTGCTGCATCTGTTGCTCTTGAGCTTTATTGATAGCGTGCGTTTCTTTATCTGTTAATAATATTGCACTAGGAGCTCCAATTAACTCAACGTATATCTTAATCATTCTATCCATACTAATAGAAGCAAGAGAACCCATTTGGGCAAATGGAGCAGCAAACGCCATTACTTGTTCAATAGCTGTTGTCTTAAAGTGTTGTTGTGCTCTAGCAAGAGGGCTATCGTAGTCAATTTGCATTTTAATAGAGCCATCTTTCATAGCTTGAGCTAAAGGAGCTGGAGGTTCTGGTAAAATACCCCCACGTCTCAATAGTATATTAAATACCCTAATAACAAGTGGTTTTAAGAAATGCTTTTCCAAACCACCTTGCCATGGTGACATAAGCTTTAATTGAAGCAGTTGCTCCTGCATTGCTTGGTATGTATTATCTTTGTTTGTTTGTTCAATAAGGTCAATCAACATTCCTTGTCTTACCTGCGTACGAGCATCGTTGATAGTTTCTGTATTTATCTGGAAGTTACCTACTGTATGCATAGGCTCAGCACGATAAGGAGAGTCAGGCTCATGGTAGTTAAGAGCCGCAGGTTTTAAGCTAAGCGGATTTACGTAGGTATCCAAAGGTACATTCATAGCAGGAGTTAATGCTAAGTCACCTGCATTTAATTTCTGACGTACCAGTTTATTCAATGATTGTATTGTGTGTCTGATATTCATAGCAGGAGAGAAGCCATATACAAAACCAGCAGGAACGTTAATTCTTGCTATAGCATAAGGCATCTCATCGAAGCCAGACTCATATATAATTTTCTTAGTAGTGTAATCAACCCATACAGAGGCTATAGGTTTATTCAAATTATCTGGTAAATTAGGGTCAAATATAATACGAGGAAATACAGCGTGAATAACTACTCTTTCTTTTAGTGGGTCTGAGTTTAACGCCTTCATAACCTCATCTGGAATTTGTCCACCCCTAGGAGCAAACTGCTGAACAATTTGCTCGTTAGTGAGCAGGACAGAACGATATATTTCTTCTGGAGCACCAGAAGCACCGTTTAAAATATATAAGTCTCTTAGTGATACTGGTTGAATAGTAAGAACATTCTCTGAGAACGGGTCTTCTATTATATAAAGTGCTGAAGTAGAATATGCTAAAACCTCTTGGTCTACAGCATGCATACCTTCTTGAGAGTTAGAGTTGATGTAGTGTGCTACCGTTGTTTCTACTTCTTCTAGCCAATTTTTGATTTCTCTATTCTGCATTAAAGAGCGAACAGACATAGCCCCAGACATTGATTTCTTACTTCTTTTCATAGCTTTGAGCTTAAAGTGAAACCACTGTGTTGCAGGGTTTGCTGTGTAAGAATATAGTGCTGAGGATGCTTTTACCAAAGCGTTCGTAGCTGTATCATCATAAATAGCTGCACTTTTGTCATAAGGTGCTATAGAACCTGAGTCATTTATAGAATAAAAGCCACCACGGTAGGGAAGCACATAGTTAGCGACAGTTTGCCAAATAGACTCAAACTGCTTGCGTTTTTCTTGTGCCACTTTGAAACGCTTCATTAAGCGTTCGCCTTGGCTTATTTCTGGAATGACATAAGGTCTTTCTACTTTCTGGTCTAACACGTCACTATCCTAACTTAACATTTAAAAGGTTGTAATTCAAAGCTGAGTTACCAAGCTTATTTGATTTTTCATCTTCAGCTGCTGCTGTGCCTTTAGAGTAAGCAGACTCTTGACCTAAAGATGATGATAATCTTTGACCACGAGCACCATAAGATTGTTCACGGTCACGTTTAGCTTGTTCTTTTTCTTTTCGTAGTCTTTCTTCTTCTGCTGCCTTAGCTTCTGCTTCTGCTGCTGCTTTAGCTGCTTGAGCTGCTGCTGCTTGCTGAGCTTTAGCTGCTTTATTACTGAAACCCATATCTGTATCTCCTTATCTTAATGTATTTTTATTTCTCAATAAGCTAGAGAAAATACCAGAGCCTGAACCTCCGCTTTCTCCAGCGTAAGTATTTGCAAGACTCATAGATGAGCCAAATACTGAGTCATTGTAAGCACTAGTACGTGCTTGTTGCTCAGATACCTTTAATGTAGAGGCTGTGTCATCTATCATAGAAACTGCTTTACTGAAAGCCGTAGTTGGAATAGGAGCTGCACCTTGTTGTAATGAGGATACTAACGAACTAGCACCTTGCTGTGCTGCGTTTTGTCCTAGACTTGTAGCAACAGGGTGTGCCTTAGCAAAGCCCGAGACTGCTTTTGCCCCCTTAACGAGAGCACCTCCAATCTTAGTTTTACCTAAGGCTGTTACGCCTTTTACAACCATACCGCCGACTTTCGTCGCTTTAATCGCAGAGCCGACCTTACCTGCGACTGAGGCAACCTTGCCTACTACTGATAAACCTTTTACTGCAGTACCTACTGCACCGATTGCGCCTTTAACCGCTGTAACGCCAGCGATAACTTTAGAGCCAATAGCTGTAGCCGCAACAGCCGCCTTAGCTGCAGCCAATCCTGCCGCCACTTTTGCTGCCGCACCTGCTATTAAAGCTGCTGTAGTTGCTACCATGTTGTGTCTCCTTAAAATAATGTGTATCTTGGATTTTTCAGAGTGCTAGAAAATATACTATCTCCTGCATAACCAGAAGAAAATATGTGTGTATCTGATATTGAAGATTGATTTAAAGCTGCTACATAAGAGTCATAACGAGAGTTAGCTGCTTCTGTAGCTTGGTTTTTAGCTGCTGTAGCAGCGTCTTCTTCAGCTTTAAGAGCAGCGTTGTATGCATCTGTTCTTTTCGCAGAGTCTTTATATTGTTTATTCGCACTATGTACTTGGTATGCCATCACACCAGCTGTAGCAATACCTGCGATACCCTGAAGTACTGAGGATTTTCTAGCTTTTTCTGCCTTAGTTGCAGCGTCAACCGCACCTCCTGCTCCTGCAGCCCCTCCAGTCTGTACTGCTCCAGTACCTACGTCCTTCGCTACGTCTGCAGCTTTAGTCGCTGCTTTCGCTGTATTCTTTGCCAACGCTTCTTGATAACCTGTCTTAAGGTTAGTTTTAAAAGTACTCACTGCTTGTCCAAACTTAGAACCTGCAATATTCTTAGCAACTTTAGTGTCTTTAATTTTATTTCCAACAGAAATTAAACCGTCTTTAGCTTTGCCTGGAAGTCCTTTTATAAAATCCTTAGTTTTAGTCATTGCTCCGACTATCTTCTGCACAGTTTGAGAGTTCTTCATAAAATTAGAGACTGCGGTCATACCAAACCTCCTCAGAGTTAGTTACATCTATCATCAGTGTAACACTTTTTGTAAATTTTTGCAACTATGATAAGACATCATAATCTACGACGGCAAACTGGGTGGTTCTTCTGCGTTTTATCCGACCTTTTATTATCTCGTCGTCACGGTCGTCGTATTGTTTTACTCTCTGCTCGAATGGGTTATATTTGTGGTCAGCCTCTAAAGTAGGTTTCGCTCTATCCATAGAACGGTTAATAAATGTAATTACTGCCTGAGCTAGATACCTGAAACCGTCGGCACCGTGTGAAGACCAGTCGTGGACAGGGTTATCGTCATACTTCTGCAGTGTTTCATTCCACTTCTTGTGGTACTCCTTCAGTGCACGAGTCCCTTGCAGTGTGAGGTCTGCGTCGAAATACACGTTAATCAAAATCTTACGCACCAAGTCAATACCAGAGAGGACGTCTGTCTTAGGCACAAGCTTAAACTTAATACCGTGCTGCTTCGCCACGTTCATACGAGACACACCGATGGATATTTCTGTATTCTTCAAGTCGTGAGGTCCGAAGTGATATTTATACTGATATTCTTTATGATGCTGGAATTGGGCTATAGCTTTACCTACAGCCGCATCATCCCAGCCACACTCGCTCCTCAATTTCTCAAATTCACCGTTCACCAAGTGGCAAGCCTCAATGATGGAGCGTCCAACAAATTCGTTATACTCTAATACATTTAATTTATGTTTATCTACTTGGAAATACCAGATAGACATGGAGTCGGAGAAACCTATGTCCCATGCGGTATATACAGGTAAATCTTTATTATACGGAACTGGTTTTGAAGAACGACCTTCTTTTTCCAGTTTCGCCATCGCTTCGGAGTAGTATGCACCCACCATACCTGCTTCGAACGAACAATAGTACTCTTGTTGAATAATTTCCTCTGGTACGTTCAAATCTCTCTGTTCTTGGATAGCCTCTGGGGAGATTACAGGCTGTACCACTGTGTTGCCGTGCTTATCTATTACAGGGTTTCCTTCGCTGTCTAGCACTGGTTTTCGAGTATCATCTACAGTCAGAACCTGCAAGAAGTACTTCGAACCCTTGTTCTTTACTGCGTCGGACATACTCTTAAACAAATCGAAAGCATGGTTACGTCCACGGGGAGTGGTAATGAAGTTCGCCCATCCGTCGTTTTCGTTCAGGATTGGAGATAAATAATCCCACACCGACGGTTTCATCAGAGCGAACTCTGAAAGGTTTACCCCTACTGGGTTTGCACCTACCAAGGAGTCGAAACGGTCCGCACCCACCAGCTGAATAAGCGAGCCGTTCTTTAAACGGATAGACATATCATCATCCCTTTTTGAGACAATCAAAGAAGGCGGAATGAAGTCCAAAAAGGGAATACCGTCCTTAGTGGAACCAGTCCAGATAATCTTCCTCGCTTGGTTCAGTAGTGGGAGAACGTGCCAGTACGTTCCAACTCTCTTCTGTGACTCTTTAATAAGAATATTCCACGCCAACAAATCCTTACCTGTACGACGATGGGCTAACAGGAATGCGCGCTGACGGTTCGGCATTGAGTCATAATACCTCAAAACAGGGTACTGATATTCCCTCGGTTCAAATCTATATGGTAATGAAATCGCTCCTGTCGCATCAGTAACGACTGGTCGCTTTCCGTAACTTCTACTCATCTATAACCTCAGCTTCGATAGTTTCTTCTTGAGCAGGGATGACAACCTCTGCACCCTCCTTGTTCTCGTAGAACTCGAGCATTTTCTTCTCTTGCGTAATACGTTTAACTCGTCCTGTATCATCAACATCTTTAACACGACCAATATCACGAACATAACCGAGCTTAGTTTCATCAGCGTTCGCATAGTTAACAATGTTAATTGTGTTACCTGTTGGGGCGGTAGGATGCTGAGCGGCGTAAGCCCTTCTATCGTATTTTTCTGGAAGATTTGCTTTAGCAACTTCCACCAATAGCTTATTGTCTTTAACAGCGTAATCACCGATGTATTCCCCTTTCTGGAACACTGGATTTACTGTTCCATCTATGGCACGTTCGAGTATCGTAGAGTCTAAATTTTCTTTAAATATACTCTTCGCAATTTCCAAATCCTGTTTGAAAGCAGGGTGTTTATCAGCGTAATAGACGATAGCACGTAGTTTTGTTGTGATACGTGCGTCGTTCTTAACAGCAAGTGCCAGAGTTCCGTGCTTTTCCACGCCTTCCAGAATGAAAGGTCTGTCGTGTTCGAAGAGTTCCCTCTCTCTGTCGCTCAATCTATAATAAGAATTTAAAGCTAAATCTGTATCTGATATAGCTTGGGCGAGCTCTTCCTGTTTAATAACTAATTCTGTATGCTGCTTGTCCACTTTTTCCGCCTCCTTCTTTAAGCGTAGTTGCTGCTGCCAATACTTGTCTACAATCTTTTTCTCATCCTCTTCGGTGAAGAGTAGCTCGTAGTTGTGTTTATTCATCGCCTTCTTTTGACGAGAGACTGTAGTCTTTAATGCACCGACGGTTCGTTTCAATCCGCTCTCCAATTCCTGCAAATTCTGTATTGATGCCTGAATATCGAGCTGTTTCTGCCGCAACTTACACAGTTGGTTTGCACAACGGTATATCCTAGACGATAATTGTTGCTCCGCCGAACGAATATCGTTAGGATTTTCCTCTTCGAGAAGGGCTAATACCTTGTCTCTGAGTTCGTAAATATCTTTAAACGGGTCGCCGTGTGCCAATTTCCGCCTCCAAAAATTGCCGTTTTATAGTTTCAGTATAACATCGTGTGCGTGTTTTTTCAAGATTGTGTTGGCGCGACGGTGCGTATCATTGTTACCGTGTGGGTTTCGGTGGATTATCATTGTGTTGGCGTGTCGGTAACAGTTAGGAGAACAAGATTTGGGGTGCAGTATATAAAAATTATACTAGGAAGGAACTTCAAAATTTGTATAGATAGTTACTCCTCAAAAAACAGGTTCAAATGCATACGGGACATAGAATAGAGTACTTTCCAACCGCTATAAAGACCATATAACAAGGGTTAGAGACCTATCAATTTTCAAGAATTGAAAAATCATAAATTTTTAAAAATCAAAAAATTGGGTAAAAAACTCTCCAACCGTTTTTATAGGTCGAAAAAGCGCATTATTATTGAATTGTAGAGGTTGGAAAGTACTTTTACCACTCTCCAACCTGCCTCAAAATCAATAGTGACAAGTGTTTTCAGCATATTTTTCAAAAGAGTAATTCCTTATTAGCAAAAATGTAGTTCCTTCCATTTGAATGTAAAGAAATATTACAAATAGTATATACTTTTCCCTCTAACTTATGTGGATTTGGTAGAGAAAGTGAGTGGAATTTGTGGAGTATTTTCTTAATAGGGCTAAGTTTTGCCTAGGAAATATCAAAAATGGGTGTGTGAGTCCGCTCGCCGCGCCAGCCCCCTCCCCCGTCAGGGCGTTTGACCCCCAGGGCGCGGCTCGCTCGCGCCGTTGGCGGTGCGGAAAAGTGATGTCACTCTCGGAGCTGGTAGTCCGCCAACTCAGTCCGACGCAGGACTTGCACGCTTTTCTGAGACCCCCGTCACCATGCCAGCTCTTTGCTATACGATATCCGTAAAGTTATACCGATTTATAATTTTGAGTCGCTATCGCTTTGTCAAAATTCTAAATCGCTATAACTTAACGGCTATCGGTCGTTCTCGAACGACAGTCGAGCCGTTACCTGCAACGGCAGGCAGAAGTTAATACGGGCTAAAGCCCGTAGATTTTTATATGCTTGGTTCGCGGGTGGTGGTAGTGTATCGTCGTGTCGGTCCGTCGGTGAGTCGGTGCAACTCAAAAAGTTTATGGTATAATGATGGTGTGTCGGTGTGCGTCCGCTTCACGCCATCTCTAAAACACACTATAAGTAACACTTCACAACTCTCTAATTTTAAATCTATTTCTAAATGTATCGAAGCGATATATTATAAGAGACATATAAAAACAAGTCCGTTTTATTTACCTATTCGCCGAGACCCTTGACCGCCTAGTATAAGATGTCTCGCTTTCAAGACTGAATATCCTTGTCACATCTGTGTTTCGGACGCGTTGTGTTCAGTCTAGAAACCTCGGGGTCGCAAGCTCCGTTAAAGGATTTTTCATAATCTTTTCTTGATAATGTTTCAATTACTTCAGTTTGAATAGTTTTTATTTTTGACATGATGAAGTCACCTTTAATTTTCTTGTGTTCTTCCGTTTAGTCCATCGACATAATTATTAAAACATAACTATTTTTTATTTCACAGGACTTCGCAAGTTATGAGATAGATATTTTAATTTGTTACAAAACCTAACACTAAACGCCAAGCTTATTGCTAAAGAATAATTGTTACAATTTATAACACCGTCACCAAGACTCGACCGCAAGGGTTGACTCAAACTCTATAATCTATTTATTTCTCTGCAAGTGAAACGACCGTCAACCCCAAGCAATTATTTTTTCTATTCCAATATCAAGACTTTTAAGTTAAAGGAATAGAAAAAATAATTGTTGCTAGCTTATTGTGTTAGTTGTTCGGCGTCGAATGAGAAGCATTTTCAGTTAATGCACCCCCAATATTTATATTTTTTAAGTTAAAGGGGGTGCAAATATTAGATAGCTTCTCATCTCCTTGCTGGATTATCTCCGACCCATTCCATTGACAAATAAAGATATTTGTTCTCCGCCCAAATATATTTATTTGTCAACTCCATTAGCATTCAATCTAATAGACGGTGTTAAAAATTGTAACAATTAGCTGGTATTGCGTGTTAAGTTTTGTAACAAATTAAAATATCTATCTCATAATCCTGTGAAATAAAAAATAGTTATGTTTTAAGAATTATGTCGAAGGACAAAACGGAAGAACACAAGAAAATGAAAGGAGACATCATCATGTCAAAAGTAAAAACTATTCAAACAGAAGTAATTGAAACATTATCAAGAAAAGATTATGAAAAATTTCAAAAAAATGAAAATTCATATCAATTATATTCTTGGTTAAAAGATGAGTTAATCTTATGTTCAATCTTTGGTTATTCTAAACTTAGTGTAGAACCTAAAGCTCTAGCTAGAATTATCAATATCTTTGCTTCTCTTAGAGAACGTGGATTGGTTATCAAATTGAATATGAATATCCAAGATAGTAAGACTGCTATAGTTGATTTCGAATTAGATTTGACTACTCTTGATAATCGTGAAAGACGTAGACTAAACCAAGAATACTCATCACTAGGTGTAAACCTTGAAGAGATGACTGAAGATGAGATTGATGAAACATACAATCACTGCTTCTAGGAGAAGAGCCTTCGGGCTTTTCTTCTTTTTTATTATTTTAATTTGAGGATAATATTATGTTTAATGTTGAAGAAATATTTGATGAAGAAATTGAAGAATTTAATAATTATATCTTTGATAAGATGTTAAGTAATTTGTTTAATGAAGATGAGGATAATTAGTATGATGAATTTATTAGTAGAAAGTTTAAGAGATAGTTGGTTTAATACTGCGTTAGTTAAAAGTAATATTGAGAATAATAAAGTTGCTTGTCGTAAAATTCTTGCTGACGAAAAAGTTAACGCTGATGATAAACATAAAGCTCGTATTACATTGCATGTGTTGGATGCGTTGAGCGTCTAAGACGTGGGGGCACATCCCCCACACCCCCTGCTCAGCTGAGGAGGGATGAGGTTAAACAGTTTAATGGCGAACTTAAATACAAATAAGAAAGGTAGTTTGATTATGAAAAAAGTTTTAGTTTTAATTTTATTTGTGATGGCAATCGTTGGTGCGTCACACCTATGCATGAGTCTAACTCAGTCACCTATTCCACAATTCAGCGACGAGATGATGGAGCTGATTTGTATACAAGAAGAAATATAAATCAAACTACTCCTCAAACAATTGATTACTGTGACGGTGGGTGTTGCCGATATACGACCCGCCGTCGCATTCTCTTTAGGTGAG